TTCTAATACTTTAGGATCAATGGCTGGTTGTGAAGTTGTTTCTGGTGGTTTTGATACTGGAGTTATACCCCAATCTTCATCTAGGTCAAACCCACGCATATAATCTGGTATATCGTCTGCCATTATTTTTTACCTCTTAATCTTCTTTTATTTTTAGCTACTGCTTGTTCTGTTTTTATTGTTTTAATACTTTTTTTACCATATCTATCAGCAAGTGCACTATTTGGATGCGCCTCAGCAATTCTACTTAAATTATCTTTCCAACCGCCATCTTGCTTTATACTTCCTACACCACTTACTATATTTATCCCTTTAATGACTTGTGTTATATGCTTATTCTTAATAACATATTCTTCCATTTCAGCAATGGTCATCATTTCGTCAAACTCTTTGCCTGTCTTTTTGTTCCTAAATGTATAGATTGGCATTAGTCTTTTAATGGTTTAAGAGGGTCGTGTTCAAAGTATTTTTTGATAACTTCTAATTGGTCATCATACTCTGCAATGATTTTTAATTCTTTTTCTACTGCCTCTAACACATCTGGATGCTCACCAATACCCATTGAGTTCTTTAAATATATCTCTACATTCATTGAATGCTTTTTAATATGTCCTTTTGCGTGATCTTTAATTGCTTCAATCATATTTTTTCTATTATATTCAGCCATTTTATCTCCTTATCTTTTTATATAATTTATATTCATAACTAGTCGTCTATATGTATCCGTACAAGTTGCACCTGTATGATTAATATTATTATCAAATTCTATAAAAGTGTTTTCAACACTTTGTATTTTTTCACCAGTTTCAAATCTTGTGTATCCATTATTTGTATTTAAGTATAATAATCCTGATGTAATGTTTTTATCTTTTTCATTAAAATCTGTATGCATACCGTGTTCTATATTTGTATGAGTTTTTGGGTTTAAATTTATTTTTAATTTTACTAAAAGAAATGGGTCTATCAAATCTATTAATGGTTGAAATAGATTAAAGAATTGTGAGTTAGTATTTCCTTTGCTGTACAATGTGTGTGTTAATTGAAAGTTATAATCATTATTAATTTCTGGTCTAGTCTTTTCAAAAATATTATTATAATACCAAGAAAAACTATTTGAAGATACTACATTATATATCTCATTAAAATAATCTTTATCTAAAAAGTTTTTTGTAATCTTAACCATTCTTCTCTCTTAACCCGTCCCATAACATTTTCTTTTCATCAAATGTAAATGGTCTAATCATATTTTTACCTTCGTCTTGTCTTTCTTTTGTTTGTCTTTTAGATTCTTCTAAAGACAGCTTCTCACTTTCCTCATAATCCATAATTATTTCTTTCTGGTAAAACTACCTTTGCCTTTTTTAGCTTTAACTACTCTTGGTTTGAATTTAGAAGTTCTTACTTCTTTTGCCATAGGATTAGATTTCTTTTTGACTTTCATTTTCTAATCCTTTAACATACCACTCGGGTATAACTGCTGGAGCTTTCCAAGTAGCAAATCTTTGTTTTTTCATAACATAATATTTACGATAACTACCAACAACATCACCAGGTATCTTACACTCATCTGGCATCGCAGGGGTAGCATCATAACCGATTTTATTTATCGGTGAATTTTTAGGTGGGTCTTTTAGTAAGTCACCTAACTTTTCAATTGTTAAATGTACTTTACCATATCGTTTTGTGTACTCATCACCTAGAGCCATCATATGTTTGTATAACCACAAATAGTTATATGCACTATCCATAACCCAAATACAACTTGGGTGTTTTAACCAACCCGCACCATACAATATTTTATCCATATTAGAATTAGGGTGTTCGTATGTAGTTCTCTTTCTACCTGTTTTAGATTTACCAATAACCATTTTACCGTCTTGTACTCTGTGTGCTGTACATAACATCTGTGCTGATTCTAGTATCATCTTAACAACATGCTTATCGCAAGAGTATTCTGCTGCCTTGATAGGGTCTTTATCTAAATAAAATATATTCATTAGTGTATTACCTTTCTAAAATAACTCATACAATTATACTTCTCACATAATTTTTTAAAAACATTAAACCAATAGTCTTTACTCCAGTCGGTTGTAGCGTTCTGACAAGTTTTCTCTGCATTTGATATTCTTCTGATTTGAACAGGTGTCAATTCAGGTAATTTAAGTCTAATCATATCTTCATAAGTTAACATAATATATAACCTCCATTTTTATAATATATCATAATATAGGGCAATTGTCAACCCTCTAATTGCCAACATTCGCACCTTGTGTTATAATAGTTCTTACTACTGTAAACCCTGGATTATTCCAGTCCACTTTATTCTCACACTTAATATCCCATATACTATAAGATATACAGGTCTTTTTCATACAACCTGATAGAATAACCAGTAATAATAGACTACTTAATATTTTTATCGTTCCAGTCATAAATCTGATCTAACTTCACTTTAATTTCATCTGGTGACATACCTTTAAAATCACCCATTGTTGTCACCAATTTTTTATAATCTCTTTGCTTTTTACCAAGTTTCTTTATTCTCTTTTGTTGTCGTTCTAACTTACCTTTTATATCTTCATCTTTTTTAGATTGAGTAAGTTGTCTTTTCATACGCCACTGTCTTAATGATATGTTAGCGGCGATTAAGAGAAGTACAGCGAGTGGGTCAAATACAAATATGAGTATGAGTATAACAATTCTAACTGCCTTATCAAAGTTGTCTTGTGCGTTCTCACCATAGATTAACTCTGCCACATACTTAATAGGTCCTACTTCTGCCTCTATCTTATCTTGTTCTAGTGACAGAGATGCCTTTTGATTTGTAAGTTTACCAATCTTATCACTTGCCTCATTGATTGCTGTATTTAATGTGTTTCGTTCTTCTTCTTGTTTCTTTCGTTCTTTTAAACCTCTAGTCACATATTCTTTATCAATATAAACTTCTAAAGCTTTGTCTAATAAACTTATTTGTTTTTCTGCTCGTTCTATGATTAAATTTTGTTGAGTGATTTGTTTATCTAATAATTCTATTTTAATATTATTACTTGATGTAGGTTTGACTTGATCTAGGTGTGCCTTTGATAGAAAACCAAAGATACCCATTGATGTTATGAATATTAAAACTATGATGGCACCAAATAGATATGCTTTCAATAAGCGTGGTACATTAGTATCCCAATTGTGATATAACCAACTGGCAGCAACTAGTTTTCCAACTTCTAATGCTGAACCCATAGCAATAATAGGTATCACAGCACCAGCAAACAATGTCGCTAGACCTATGATAGAATACCCAGCCGCTATAACAGATATAGATATGGCCGATAGAAATGTTAGTATAGTTAAAAACATTATTGTATGTTATACTCTTTTCTAATCTTCTTTATTATACTTTTGATTTTAGGAAAATAATTTTTATCTGAAGCGTAAGCACCAAGTGTTTCAACTAGTATCATAGGGTCGTCAATACCGTCTTCTCTCAACTTCCTATAGTCTTCAAAGTTCGTACCATTATTTAGTATTTTGATATAGTGTTCTACACTATAACATTCGTGTTCGTAAACTTTCACACCCCACTTCTTTGGTTTATTTGATGGTAACATATGTGGCTCTTGTAAATCATAAGTTCGTATACCAAATAAATTTTTACCAACTTTTGCGAATCTACTATCACCCCAACCAGACTCTAAGGAAGCCTGAGCAAGTAATAGTTCTACATTTACTTTTTCAAAATCTTTATTCTTCCAATACACATAATCAACACATTGTAATACATTATCTAAAAATTGTTGATTGTTTGTATGTTCAAAGTTAGGTTTATGTGGTATACTTGCTTCTGCTCTTACCTTTACATCATCAACATAATGTAAAAATGTTAGTGTACCAAATAGTAAAACAAATACTGCCATTAATGTTCTAATTACTGCCTTCACTTAACCCTCGCTACATATTCGTATGCTTGTAAAGTCTTTTCGTTGTAATCTTCATAAGTTTCAGGTAACTTTTTTTGAAAGAAGTCCAGTTTATTTGAATATTGTCTGGCGTTATCAAATATCTTTTGTGCTTGTTTTTCTGTGTAATTATTGTAAATGTCGTTTACCCAATTACCTGTGTAGTAAACTCTACTTGCACCTGATCTGTTACTTGGTTTAGATAATTCTCTCAACTGTAACAATGCTTCTCCTACGTGTTGTTTAACGTAATGGTCTATTTCTTTGCTTTTCTTTCTCACTTGTGACATAATATATCTCTTTCATTATAAATCAAGGCCGATCGCATTTAACTTTGGTCTGAAACTGTAAAACAATTTATTATGATTTCCAGAGTCACCTACATTGGCCATTTGATATAGGTGGACCATTTCGTGTCCAAGAGTGTCCACAAAATCTTTTTTATTTCTATATTCGGGTAGCATTTCTAAATGATATACCCTTGTACCTTTTCTTTTCCATTCCCAACAAACTACTTGTCCGTAGCAATATTTTTTAGTTTTATCTCTATAAATTTTTTTGATTAGAATATCATTAAATGGTGACAATACATTATCAAATACAGTCTTATTGATAATATCAAAATAGTGTTTTATATCTTTAAAAGTTGTTTTATACTTCTTACGAGAAGCCAACTCTCTCTTTAATATTTTTTTCACTTGTGATTTCTTTGTCTTTGTTTTCGCCATTTACCTTTTATCTCTTTTACCGTTTCGTATATTAACATTAATATACCGAATAATAATATTACTCGTATCTCTGTAGGTAATAATAAAAAATTATTTACAATCATCTGAGATTTTTGATCCTTCAAGTAGTTTACATTTATATTCTGTATCTGCTTTTAGTCTTAAATCTGCTGCAATACCTTCTAATATTTGTGGTAGGTATGCTTGTAATATAGTAGTCATTTCAATAGCAAATTGATGAGCCAGTTTTTCCATTTCAAATTCCAATAGTTTACTGGTGTCAACATCTGTTCCGTTAACTTTAGATTGTATAATGTGAGCGACAACCGCCTTGTTATACTCACTTGCCTTAACCGAGTTCATAAAACTAGTTAGGACTAACCCTAATGTAGTTGTTATCATAACAACTGTTAGAATAAATTTACGCATAATATAATATCCTCTCTTTCATATTTATAATATACACCAAAAAGAGGCGTTTGTCAACAGGTATTTTGGGAAAAAAGGGTAGTAAAATGAGGGGTTTTGTGAAGAACAAAGGGTGAACAACAACTTGTCGCACCCTTAATTCTATTGATTCGTTATGGTTTTACAAAGTCTTGGTTCCAACCAAAAGCTTCTCTTACCATATCTGAGGTTAATCCTTTGTAAGTTTTATTTAAGGTACCATTCTTCATATCTAATAAAACTTTTGCTTCGTCTTTATGTAGACCTTCCAACATTTGAATAAACATAGTTTCTTTCTGTAGTTTATTTGTTGCATTGTCTGCACCTTTAACAAAGTGCCAAAGTTTCTTTGCTTCGTTTATTAAAAGTGTGTGTTCTGTACCTGCTGGTACATCATTTTCAATATATGGTGGTATACCTTCTGGTAGTTCCCATTCTATTTTTGGATCGAAGCAACCTTTTAAGATTTGTCTTAAAGCAGGTTTA